CCTCAAGCGTCCGTGCTTTCTCCGCATCCGTCCCGATGTCCCGCGCCATCCGGTCACGATCCGCCAGCATTGCGGCCATCTCCCAGGTCGGCTCCTCGTCGCGCCCGTCAACGCGGATCAGGCCCAGGGCGATACCCTCAGTGGTCATCGCAAACTTGGCATTCCACAGCGCCGTGCGCTCCCAGGGAAGCGCGAACCCGTCCGTGAATTGCACCTTGAGCCCGTAGCTGGTGAACGAATCCACGGGCACCGTGCCGCCACGTGCAGACACGCCCAAGTCCTGCCCAGCGAAGTTCTGCTTGATGTCCAGGGTGTTAGTCTGGATTATCCCGCGGGAGAGCAGTTCCAGCATCTCCTGGTTGTTAGCCTGGAACCAGTCGCCCGGCTGGTACGTCCGATACGCCCCGGTCAGGTCGTACCGGCTCAGGGTCCTGAGCGTCTTAACCCAGTGTGCGGCCATCTGACTCCATTCTGTGAGGGCGACCCGCGCCGCCCCCACAACTAGGGTTGCATGTGCTTACGAAACGACGACCTCAGTCCAGCCGGTCACAGGTACCGGCGGCAAGTTGCTCGTGCCGCGCAGCGGAATGACAACGCAGTACACCGCGCTCCCTCCGATGACCAGCACGCCCCGCAGATAGCGGTAGTTGCTGGTCATCTGCTCGGTCATTACCTCGACGGCGATAAGATCATTCCCGTCGGCCTGTGTAAGCTGCGTGATGGCGATGGTCCCCGCATTCGGGAAGATGGCGGTAGATATGACTCCGGCAGAATCCAGCGCCTGCTCGACGTGGAAATCTACCGTGTCCCCCTGCCCGATGGTCCCGACGGCGAGCAGAAACACGATGCGCTGATGATTCGCCATATCCAGCCAGCCGGTGTTCCCCGTGGTCGCAGCCCTCGACAGCGGGAATAGCGTCCCGCCCGGCTCGTGTACTTCTGTAAACCTCTCGGTGTATGCTTGCGTCATAGTGTGCTCCTTGCGGGGAGGGAGCCCGCGCCCCCTCCCCGTGTGCTTATGCTCAGTCTACGATCTCAGTCCAAGCAGCCGTAGACACCGGGACGTAGTTGCTGCAGCCAAGGAGAGCGAAGAGCCCCACCTCTGCCGTGTTGCCGGCAACGGTGACGGCCCCTCCGACGAAGCTGAAGCCGCCGTCCACGTCCAGCTCCTCCGTGCGCAGTTCGATGGCGATGGTCGAACCGGAGTCGCCCCCGGCCTGCGTGAGCTGCGTGATGGCCTTGCCAGCGATGGCCTTAGCCCCAGTACCGGCGGCGTCGGTCGCCTGTGTGAGCGCGATGTCCACGGTGCCGCCAGCCGCGATAGTGCCGACATTGACGATCAGCACCGCCCGCTGATGGTTGCCCAGCGAGCGGTAGAGTGCCGGCTGGTGAACGCCGATGGCATAGGTGTCAGCATCGGCGCCCCAAAGTTCCCAAACTTCTGTGAAGCGATTGGTGTATGCTTGTGTCATCTCATCACCTCTAGGTGGCGCCAGCGCCGTCTAGAATAACGAAAGGACTTACAGTCGTAGCCCCATCGCGGTAAGTAATCGGTGCCGACAGCCACGGGCGGCCATCCACCCGATGCACGGCGCGCCAGGAGGTGAGGTCGTAGCGGAACTTGTAGTGCTTCGAGGAGTCGATTGTGACCATTTGCCTGTCGCCGATGACGTACTTGGAGAGGTCCGCCAGGATCAGGTCGCCCTGCGTCCCCAGGGGCATCGCGTTCTCCACGAAGAAGATCGGATAGCCCATCAGGGTCGTGGGCATCGCGTCCCGACCGTTGCCGATCCAGACATAGGACGGGTTGCCAGCCGGTCCGTTCAGCCCGAGGATCTGCGGCATCGTGCTCTGGTGCGCAATCCAGATGGGCGAGCGCCCCTGGAAGGCGGTGAGCATGTTGAAGATGTCCGGCACGCCGATGGCACCGGCTGCAGTGCGGGCGACCACGATGGTCGGCCCAAGCCCTGCGACGGTGTTGGCGGTGACGATACCGAGCGGCTGCCCTGCCCCGGTGCCGTTGATGAACGTCCATTCCTCTTCGTTCATCACGACGCCACGGAAGATCTGCTGCAGCAACGACTCCAGAGGAATCGCGCTGTCAGCCAGGAGGTTGTCGCTGGCTTCGGTGTAGACCACCAGTTCATGCGCCACAAGCTCCATCTGCCGGAAGCTGGGCTCGCTCTCTTCCTTGGCGACGCCTTCCTCGGTCCACGATGCTACAGCCCCACCATAGTAGGAGCTGCCTGCGGCGGGCGCCCCGGTCTGGTTGAGCACCGGGATCTGCATAACGCGGGCACGCATCGGAATCACGAACGACCGCTGGCGCACGATGCGCTCCAGGTCGTCCATCTGATACAGCTGGTTCAGGTGCTCGGGGAAGACGAGGAACCCGCCGGATGCACCGACGTTCTCCACGAGATCCTTTGTCTCGGAATTGGCCCAGCCGTTCTTGCCGTCCTGCGGGCCGAGGTCCGCAGTCTTCGGCAGTACCAGGCGCGGATCGTATTTGCTCTTGAACGTCGCGCCGTGGATAGCGACCAGCATCTCGCCCAGGCTCTTGAACTTGCCGGGCTCACGCGGGGCTGGCTTGGCGGGCAGCGACTCAGCCATCGCGCCCTCCAGCTTCCGCAACATCTCGGACTTCTCACGCTTGGCGTCGGCGTCTTCGAACATCGCCTTGGCCTTCAGCATGTCCTCACCACTCGCGGACTTGTTGACCGCGATGGCCTGGGCCTGCTTGAGAAGGGCCTGCGATTCGTCGAAGAGCCCGTCGTAGGTGTCGTACTCCATATCAAACCTCCGTTAGTCGTGCCTCGATTTGTGAAAGTAGTTCCAACCGTTCACGCTCCGTATCCGTCGGGGTGGGTGGAGGTTCCGGCCCGGCCCCTTGGTCGTCTGCGTCCTCAGCGCGGCCCGCCTCTTCAGCGGGTGCGGGTGATTCCAGTAGCGATTCAGCCTCCGCCAGTGCAGCGCGTAGGCTCTCGACAAGCGCCTGCTTGCGTTCGTGCGTGTCGTCTTCAGCCTTCGGCGTGTCCATCTCCTCGCGTTCTGTAATGTCTCCGTCTGTAGCCTTTAGCGCCGTCACTCCCGCCAGCTCATTCATCGGGAACGTACACAGGCTGAACTCCCACAGGCGCAACTCGCGTAGATTGCGGATGGTGTCGTCGCCGTCCTCGCTCTTGGCGTAGTCAGTGCCGCCAGGGATAGCGTCGTAGCCGATGGATAGCCCGTCGATGGCCCCATCGCGCATCAGCGCCAGGGCATCCCGCCCGCGCGCGGTGTCGCTGACGATGGCCTTGATGAACAGCCCGCTGGGGTCCTCGTGCATCTCGATAGGCCGACCGATAGGCTCGGTGGTATCGTGCTGCCAGAGGAACTTGACCTTACCCCCGCGCTCGACCAGCGTCTTGGCGAACGCGCCGGGATGGATGATGTCTTTGCCCTGATCCACGTTGCCGAACGTCGCTGCATAGCCCTCGATGGTCCGGCCTTCGTAGTCAAGCGCCGTGACCTTGAACTGGAAGGTCTTGTGCTCGTGCTGATCTGTCTGTGCTGTCATCGCTGCCCCCTTGGAATGCAAAAACGCCGCTCTCTCGCGGGTCTTGCGACTCCGTGAAATGAGCGGCGTTCCTTGCGGACTGCCTAATATTCGCTTGTTAGTTGCGCCGGTAGGATTTGAACCTACGAGCGGGCTGCACTATGACCCTGCGAGCAGCACCGCTTCAGTATGCGGGCATGCCTAGCGTCTCCCGTGACGCCTCAGCGCATCGTTGCTATGCCTGCTAGAAAACCGCTAGAATTCCATCGCTGTGAGCGCACGCACTAAAAGCTCGTAGTTCAATTCCGTGTTGCCATTGCGAAGTTGTGCGTCCTTGGCAATGCGAATGATCTCTGGTGATGGCCCCCAGGCCGCCAGTACTATGTCCTGGCTGGATGGTACCGCTACGCTATCATCGAATCCATCGACCCACACGATTGGCTTGCCCATAAGTGTGTTGGGAGAGTCAGATGAACAGGATGGGCAATTCTCTCGACTCCACCTGACAGAATCCTCCATCTGCGTTCTGATTTCCGCCCAGCGCTCGCCATCAGCAATCT